TTAGCATTATCTGACATATCAATCATTGCCATGTTTGCTATCTCTGCAGCTTTATCAGTGTCTCCACCGAGTGACTGTAAAAGACTTGCACTAAATCCTGTTACAGATTCCATATACGCGTTAGCAGACAACCCTGATGTTTTATACGCTTCTTTAGCGTATCCTTTAACGATATCGGCACTGCCTTTGAATAGCGTTTCAATACCACCGAGTGATTGCTGGAGTGCTGCACCTTCGTTTAATGAAGAAGATAAGGTGTCCTTAAGAACTTTACCAATACCAATTGCAGCAATCATCTTAGTGACTGTACCAGCAAAGCTTTTCATAAAGCCTTGTCCAGCTTTATCTCCGGCACCAACTACTTCGGCTCCCATAGTCTTCTCAATCATGCCTTTGATTCCGTCAGCCGATGGGATTATCTGAACATAAGCAGTACCTAATTCTGTTGCCATTAAGTTCCCTCCTTCCCTAACAATCTATTTCTTTCTCTTAAGAACTCCTCGCCAGAACTAAATGTCTGAGTATCTGACTCTGATTTGCGCTCATCTATACCTAGTAATTTTTCTAGAATCGATTGAGGCACATTAGTACCTTTTGAACCGTCTTTCGTCTTCTGCCATGCTAGTATGCTTAATCTATCCACGGCACAAGCTAGTAACGACTCTTCTAACGTGATTCTATTACCAGACATGATCATCTTAATTCTTGAGTTTTGTCTTAACCCTAAAGAAAAAACGGCCACCTTTAAAACCGGTAGCCGTCGATAGTCATAGATATGATAAGTTTCTGCTAAATCGCAAATTAAAGCATCTTCATCAGTCACAATCATTCTTGCAAGGGCCATTATTTTTTTAAAGCTTTAGCCTGTGTGAAAATCTCAGTAATTTCATCATTCATTTTCTGAATAGATACACATCCATTTTCATCTCGTACATGATCTTTTAATGCAGCCGCTGCATCAGGGCCTAGAACTTTTCGAACGACCTTAGAAATTAGAAGAGGATTTTCTTCTAATTCTACAAGTAGTTCTAATAGCTCATAGTCATCGTTAATTGTGCTTTCATTGATTTGGAATTTAAATCCGGAAGATGTTTTCCCTTTAATCATAATTAACCTACTTTCTTAATGTATTCGTAATGAGTGGCTCCATCGCCATCTGGGAACGCTGATAAGGTAGTTTCATAACCGATGTTTTCTCCACTAGCATACTTAACGTCACCCACTTCTGATACTTTAGCAAGTGGAAGTACCATACGTTTAATAATTCCTGACTTTAGAACCATGTCCACTACAAATGATTTTTCTTCGTAATCTTCAGCTTTAGCTTTAACAGTGATTCCTGTTTCTAAAGTTCCAGTTACGTTCTTTTCACCGTAAATTAATTTCAATACGTGTAAGTTTAATGCTTCAATCAAAGTGAACTTAAATTTGTCCTCTTTTTCTTTCAACGTTGTATTTACGATTGAACCACCCCATTCCTTAGTATTCTCAGACGATGCACTGTTAGCATTTTCTAACCCATCTTCAGATACGAAACCTAAGTTTTGGAATGCAGCATCTAACGCTGTTTCTGCGTCAGTAGGTAAATCTGTACCTTTTGGTGCCATGTAAATAGCTCCACCAATCTTAGGCTTAGCTGCGGTTACGTTACTCGCGTTGTTTTTATCTGCCATATTTTTCCCTCATTTCTAATAATGTCTGATATCAAATACTGCTTGATATCTGTATTTTTTTGATTCTGTATCTGTATAGTTGTAATCGCTATTTAAACTAACATCAGATACGTCGTTTAATTCGACTAACTGTTCAACTACTTCTTTTACATTTTCGTTCAACAAAGAAGCCTCGTACATCGACTTCCCATAAGATTGGAAAGCAAATGTAGAGGCTAATAATTTATTTCGCTTAGAGCTACCTGTTTTTTGAATTAATACAAATTTATCTGGCATCTTAGGTGCAAGCTCGAATACAACTGGGCATTCCAACTTGCTCATCATGAATTTTCTAATTTCAATCTCTATCAACCTCTCACCGCCTTCAATAATGTATTGTGTTTCTTATTATCCTTTTTAGCTTTAGCTGTAGCAGCTTTAACTCGTCCTGTAGCACGTTTCTGACCGATTTGAGTGTCTGCCTCATATCCAGTTCCTGCTCGACTAGCAATCTCGTTTGCACGCTCGCTAATCATATTTTTTACAGGTTCGGATTTTAAGAACTCACCAACACCTTTAGTGTTTAGCTTGAATTTAAATGAGCTACTCATATCTTTCCACCGTCACTTTCTTGTGCCAGGCAGTTGGTACCATGGATTCAATTCCTTCAACAACTGGTCCGAATGTCCGGAATGTTTTCCCAAAGAATTTAACTTCCCTATCTTCCCAGTTATGCGTATCGCCTTTAGGAATACCGAGCGTATATACTGCTTTTTTTCCATACAATTGAACCTGGTTAATAACATCCGTAGCCTCAGTAGGAGATGCTAGGACATTCTCTACTTGGATTTCTACATCATCGTAAGTTGCAGCACCCATCTCGTCCTCACCAGTTTTAACACGATCTACTAATGTGACAGTAATTCCTTTAATCATAGAATTCTATCACTCCAATCCGTTGCTTAGTGAAGCCTAATCGTTTCAATTCTGCATTTTTGATGAAGATACCACCACCAGGAACGAGATACGAGCCACTAACTGAATAGCCTAGAGCGCTTTGACTAAATTGAGTCATCGGCTCTTGTTCTGTAGAAGTCATTAATGTACGAGCTACAATATCAACTACAACAGATTTAACTACGTTCTCATAACTAGAACGTTCTACAACCATATTGTCTAAGTCTTTTCCATAGCGACGAGCCTCTTCCCTCAGCATGTCAGATACAGTGGCAAGAAGTGCATTCGCTCTATCAATCTCAGACGGTTGCAGTCGTTTCCATAGTCGCTGTAAATCGTCTAAAGTCGCAAATGAGTCCATTATTCATCATCCTTTGCTTCTTTCTTCGCTTTAGCTTTAGTTTTCTTTTCTTCCACTGGTTCCCATGAGCCAGACAGCACGCTATCTGACTCAACGATTACACCAGTATCCACATTTCTATACTTCATAAGCACGACCTACGCTTTAACACGAGCGAATGCTTTTTCGTCTAGGATTCCCCATCCGATATACGCTTCTGCGCGTAAGCAGATTTCGTTGTGTGCTTTCAAGTCACGACCTGCACCGTCTGGATCACCATATTGGATAATTTCCATAGGAATGTTGTCAGCGTAACCCCATTTGAAACGGTTTTCGAAGTCGCCAACGATTGCGTGGTCTGCCTCAGCAGTTCCACCAGTCACTGTTAAGTTTTTGCTCATGTCAGAAGCCATTCCATAGAATGATTTAGGATTTTGACCAAAGCGGAATTCAGGGTATTGAACAACACCATTAACTTTGATTTTAGCTAATGCTTGTCCACCTGTTGGAGATAAAGCAATACCTGTAACATCACCGCCGTTAGCTACTACTGTTTGAACTGCAGCGTCGATGTTATCATCGAAAGTTCCTTCAGCGTAAGTAACTACGTTGCTCTTAACTAATCCATCGAATGAGTTTGCGTCGCGGAAAGTTGCGTCTGTCATTGTTTTAGGTTCTAATCCGTGAATTGCTGCAATATCGAATGCTTGAGCAATTTTCTTAGCAAATCCGTCAGTGAATGCTGATAAGAAATCAACTTGTTTCTCTTCAGAAGCACGTAAGAATTCGTCTGTAATACGAGCTTGATAAACGAATTTCAAAGGTTTGATGATTACAGATTCAAGTTTTGCCTCTCCAGCTTCTTTCTTCTTACCTTCACCTACAATTTGAGCGTTACCTTCTAAGTTGAATACCATTTGCTCAGTTCCATTAAATGGAATTGGTTTTTGTTGAGATAACGATGCTAAGACTGATTTGCCTTGCACTTTAGAAAATAGATCTTTAATTAATTCTGGTTTGAAAAATGTTCCTGTTTGTAATGTTGGCATATATTTTCCTCTTTTCTTTTGATTATTGATTTAATTCTTGTAACATTTGTCGCATTGCTGTTGTTCTACCATCGCCTACGACTGGTTCAACATCTTTCAATGGAGCGACTGGTTTTGGTTTGATAAATGCAGATAAACGTTCCGCATCGGCTTGCAAGCTCTCTTCGTCGCTACCTTGTAATCTGTCTACCAACTCATACGGAAGACCGTTGCGCAATGCAATTTGAGTACGAAGCTGTGTTCCTTTGAATTTCTCAACAACTTGGTTAACTTCTGCTAGTTCAGACTCTTTAGCGCTAATAAATTCGTCTTTCTCAGCTAGTAGTTTGCTGTTGCTGTCGATTGTTGCTAGTAACTCAGCGTTCGTTGTTTCCAATTCCTTCACACGAGATTCTAGTTTCTCTAATCCGGCATACTTCTCTTTCTGACGAGCGAGTCGTTCACCAATGATTCGGTCTAGTTCTTCTTGTGTTTCAATCGTTTTAAATTCAGGCATGTTACTGCCTCCTTTCTCCGCGTTAACCTGCGCGTACAGTATTTTTTTATTAAAAAAAGCCACTACATAAGCAGTGACCTTTAGTTTAATAACTGATTTTTTGTTTTTTCTTTGGCTTAGATGTCGCACAAAGCCAATGTGCTAACAATGCGCTGTCCATAAGACTGATATCTACATCATCAAAGTGTGAACGATATCCAAATCCACCGTTTGAACCAATGTTCCGTTTGTCACAGTTAGTTACAACCTTAGATAATGACGGTTGCCCTGAGTGACAAATGGTCTTCTGATACACGCCTTGCTCAAACATAGCGTTTGCTACGATGATTTCTTTAACAGTAGGCAGCACTACATTCCTTATTCGGAACTCTCTCAATTCATCATCAAGAACTTTCTGTCCACTAGCACCATCTATAGCGATTTGAGACGGTTTAGCTTTCCTTAAGAAATCAACTATCCATCCATTACCATTTCGAACAGATTGACAATCGACAGTTTCAACGAAGATATCATCAAAATCTGTCCTAATAGCAATACTTAAAGCTACGTTAGTACCATCTTGCCCGTACTTAATTCCAACGAACATAGGGCCTTTGAATTTAGGTACTTCATCAAGTCTAAGTGCCTCCCACTCAGCTTCTGAGATTGCTGATTTTTGATTGTATGTAGGCCAGAACCCAAGACGCTGTATGTTGTGGTCTAGCTTATCGTCACCTAGTTCGGCTTCAATCTTACGTTCGTCTAAGTGGTAACCCATTGAAGGATTAGAATTGTACCAAGCTTCAATGTCTGATATCTCTTTCTCAGTAGACACAGACCATTCTGCCCATCCGGAATACTTACCACGACCAAATAGACACGTTTCACGGAATTTGCTGAACACAGTACCGCTTGAGACGGGGGTTGGAGGAGTTCCACACATTACAGTGATTGGATTATCACTGTCAGTAACCGTATATTTCAACGCTGACTCCTGCTCAGTTGTATATTCTTGAGCCTCGTCTATGATCATGATGTCGAATCCTTCACCAAGTCCACCGTTCGATGTACGAGTTCTAAACTGCAGCACTCCTTCTGTATTAGTTAGAGCGATTCGTTCTTGACCTTTGGCGCGAATAGATGTGAAGTCTTCACCATCCACGTATCCCATCTTTTCTAAATACCGTTTTACCTTCTCAAAAGAAGAGTGTGAGGTACTAATTCGATGAGCCGTGTGTAATATGTTCAAGCCTTGATGTAATCCCCAAAGTTCAAGCATATAAAGAAGTTCGGATTTCCCATTCCGTCGAGGAATCGAATATCCGAACTTCTGATGAACCCATAGCCCTTTTTTATCAACAGCCATCATAGCCTCTAGTAATTTCTTTTGCCAAATATAGCTGCTTAATCCTGTTTTCTCATAGATTTCTATAGCTTCCTTGCTGAGAGACCTTTTCTTAACATAAGGCAGGATGACTGATTGCGTAGGAAGCTGATTTCCGTATTTCTTTCTAGCCATTCCAACATCCTCTCTATTTTGAAGTCTTCTTACTCTTAGCAGCTTTAACTTTATCTTTTAGATCATGATATTCTTGACCTCTCTCATTCTTTATTCTGACGAATTCTTGTAATGATACGTTAGTGTTGGCTCTTCCAAGTGACTTAACTATATCCTTATACTCTCGATTGTCTTCAGAAGCTAGATTGTCAGAAATATCATGTTTTCGTTGCTTATTATAATCCGCTCTAGAAACGGACTCATTACTCCATTTTTTAGACCAGGCATTTTGTTGTTTGCCATCTCCTGGGTGATAATCTACTGTACAAGTACATCTATCATGCCTTCTAAACACATCCCTGTTTACTCCAGGATATGTATAAACACCAGCAATCTTACTACACCACTCACAGCAGTTACCGTCAGTTGTACGAACAATCTTCGGCTTTAATCCCGATTTAAAATGAAAATCTGCATTTACTTTGATATGATTATCAACGATGTTTTGGTTGAAGTTAACAATAGGCTCTTTTAGAATCCATGATACATCGTCAAACTTCTCTTCGTATGATAATCGATTAACTAATCCATCAATTCTTTCTTGATTGATTGGAGCCTGGATTGATTTCAATCCAATTCCAGCCTCCTTGTTTAAAATCTCTTGTACCTGCTTAGTGTATGCACTTACCATCTTATGGTTAGTACCCAGAGTTTCGTTCAAAATACGACTAGCAATGTTAAAGTGCATCTTTCCATCAGGAAGAATCGAACCACTAATATTCATTTGAAGTGCATCGGATAGAATTTGCCCTAATTTAGTCGCAAATTCGTGAGCGTCGATAAAATTAGCTTTACCACTTTTAACAAGAATTAGTAATCTCTCTAATTCAGCGCTCTTTTCAGCCTTGCTAAAGAAATCTGCTTTAATTTTCTCAAGAAGTTCAGGTACAATGTCGTATTCATACGCAATATCATAATTATTCATTGTCTTTACCTTCAACCTTAGTGTTGTTCAACATGAATTCAGCTTCTTTTTCACTCATTCCTGTTGAAGCGAGCAATGCTATACCATTTTCTTTTGAAAGTACACCTTTCTGGTAATTGCTTAATAGTGAAGTTATTTCGTAAGTTGAAATAATCCTATTCTTTTGCTTGTCAGAAGAGTCATCAGTAACTTTCACTTTTTGCTCTTGTGCTTCTTGAACGGGTTTTGCTTCCATATTTCCTTCTATACCAGTTAAATCTCGAATTGTTTCTGCTGTGATATATCCTGGTAGAACCTGGTTTACTTTAATTGCACCGTCACCGAGCATGGTTAATGTAGATGCGTCTGCTTCGAATAATGGCTCCCATTTAACTTTTACTTTTGTAAATTCCTTTCTCATGTATCTGAAATCATCACGCAAGCAAACCGCTACATAAGCTACATTTCGCAAGCCAGACCCAATAGAGCGATGTGCAGCCTTTCCAGAGAGCCTTAAGTTCTCATGACTTGCTTTAATTGCCTCAACACTCGATGGATTATCAGAAGGAAAACCTAAATCATCCATGGTTAATCCTGTTTCACCAGCAAATCCAGAAGCCGCCATTTTAAGTTGTTCAACAAACGGAGTCATACTTGCAGTTGTAAATTGCCCAACAGACGGTTTATCACCATCATCGTCCTTTGTGAACATAATAAAGCTTGAAATAGTTGCTTTTATGCTTTCTACCGATTCTGCGTCTTGGCTAACCCCTAGAGCAAATTTTTGAGGGAATGAGTAAAATTCAGCAGTAATCTCTGAACGCTCAATTGTTCTCTGAGCTGTTTTTTGATAAGAAATTCCAGATTTAGTAATGCGTGAGCGCCCAAACGGTCTTTTTGCATCAGGTTTATGGATAATAGGCACTAACAATGGAATTCCTGTTGGATTTTCGATTGAGTACGGCTCTTCCCCTTTTGGATAAAATATTGTTTCGTTTGGAGTGAAATACGCTTCTAGCAGTGGATTCTCATAATCATCTCGTTTGAGTACTGCATAGCCTTCAGTTAATAAATTAGTAATTGGATCTATAATCCCAGTTGCATTGCTTGCCTCAATTACTTGTAATCTAGGCATTCCCTCTTCATCTTTAGAAACGTAGATAAAGCAGCATGAACCAATCAATGCTGATAAAATAGCTGAATCAAAGAAGATATCCGGATTGTTGTACTGGAATATTTCATCGATGTTGAAATTGTCGTTCGCGAATTCTCTGAAAATCAATCTGTCAGCTAAGCTGTCTACAGCTTTTGTTGTCCATCCTAGTACAGCCTTATATTTATCCCTAATTTGAGCAGGAATAGTAATTCCGTCTGTATTATCAATTTTTTCCATAGAATAGTACTCATATCGCATTTGAACTCCAGTGCGATATCCGTCTAACTTCCTACGGAGATATGCTTTGCCTTTCAATTCCATTTTTATTCTCCTTTTTTGAGTTTTGGCGCGAGAAAATATGTACAATACTGCCTGGGAGGTCGGCCAAGCCA